GAACTGGGCGAAGGAGAGCAGGATGTTCAGCGTCAGCCGCCCCATCGACGTGGTGGTGTTGAACGACTGCGTGACAGAGACGAAGGTCACCCCGTTCCGGTCGAACACCTCGACCAGCTTGGCGAAATCGGCCAGCGACCGGCTGAGGCGGTCGATCTTGTAGACCACGACCACGTCGACCAGCCCGTCCTCGATATCCTCCAGCAGCCGCCGCAGGCCGGGCCGTTCCAGCGTGCCGCCCGAGATGCCGCCGTCGTCATACTGATCGCGGACCAGCATCCAGCCCTCGGAACGCTGGCTGGCGATGTACGCCTCGCAGGCCTCGCGCTGGGCGTGGAGGCTGTTGAACTCCTGCTCCAGCCCTTCCTCGGAGGATTTCCGGGTGTAGACCGCGCAGCGCAGCTTGCGGACGACCTTCGACTTTTCAGGCGGCTTCGTCATTTCCGCCCCCTGTGGTTCTTGAGGCCGAAAAACACCCAGCCGTTCCACCGCGTCCCGGTGATGGCGCGCGCGATGGCCGACAGCGAGTTGTAGGGCCGCCCCTGCCATTCGAAGCCGTCGGCAGTGACGGTGACGATCTGTTCGACACCCTGCCATTCGCGCAGGAGGCGCGTGCCCGTGATGGGGCGGTTGCGATCGGCGCGGATGCCGCGCTTGGATCGGTCGCCGCCGTCCAGTTCCTCGCCCAGCCGCTCCAGCCGCCGGATCGTCTCTGGCTTCAGCCCGCCGTAGGCGAGTTCCTGGATGCGGTAGGCTAGGCGGGACTCGAGGTAGCGCCGATTGAATGGTGGCGGCTCGCTTTCGAACAGGTCGCGCCACTGTTGCTTCAGGTCGGGCGTCGTCGCCGTCTTCAGTGCGGCCAGGCGCGCGGGGATGGGATCGGTCATGCGGATCTCCGTCGTTCCGGGTTCGCATGACCGCTCCGGTCGGGCGGGAAGTGTAGCGAACTTTCTCCCGACAGCGCAGAGAGTTGAGTTGACTGTCGCGCCCGGAGGCGGATCAGGCCGAGCGCGAGCAGGCGGCAGAGCGCGGCGCGGCGCTCGGCGCTCGACATCTGGGCGGGGCTGAGGGGATTCGGGATGTGCATCAGAGGCTGTCCGCATGTGGGGCTTCCCTGTGCCTCTACTCAACACGATCGCAATGCGTCTCATGACGCAACGTCAGCCTCGACCTCGGGTTGAGTGACGCTTAACGAACGCAACCGGAACATGGTCAATTTGGTAGGGCCATATGCGGACAGATCTGAAGAGATTCGTGAACCCGAAGTTCATCCGGACGATCAGTCTGGAGCCGATGCGGCGCCTGCTCGAGCGCCATCGCGACGCGCTCGAACACTTCGATCCCGGGCTGCTCGATGGCGACGACTGGAGCGCCAGAGCCGCGCTGGAGGCGTTCCTGTCCGGACCGCAGGACCTCTGCCCCGATGGTCTCGTCGCCGATCTCCATCGCATTGCCGACCTCGGCAGCGTCCACGGGCTTCGCCTCATCCTCGCGCAGGCGGCCCGCATGGGCATCATCATTCCGCCGGAACACGCGTCGGAAGAAGATCTGTCGCATCACGACCCGAAGCACATCGCTCTTCGCGTGTTCCTCGATTTCCCGACGGTGTTCGAAGCGGCGGCCGACATGATGGCACTGACCGCGCGACCCTCGCTGTCGGAGTTCGCTGGACCGCTCACCGGGGTCGAGGCTGATCTCGGCGCCGAGAAGCGTAAGGCGTTCGAGGGCGCGGCGGCGAGGATGCTCGAGGCGGACCATTGCGGCCGCCACTGCCGGATCGGATGGTACGATGACGCCGACTGTGTGAACCTCGTGGTCACGCATGGCTCGATCGTCCGGACGGCCGCCGTCCTGCGGGGCCATGAGGAGCATATCGTCAGCTACCGCGCCGCCGAGACCGCGGTGCTGTCCTACTCGGCGACGACGGGACGCATCAGGGTCGGCGGAGGGACGCGGCTCCGCCGCTTCGCCCTCGCGGAGATCTTCGCCGACAAGATGCTCGGCCGCTCCGGCTTTTTTGCGGGCCCGGATGCGCAGAACCTGTACACGCTGGCACCGGTCGAGCGGGTTGGCTGCGGGTTCGCCTTCACGCATGCCCATGATCCGGCGATCCGCCGTGTGCGGATTGTCGAGGCACAGGCCGACCAGTTGAGCGTCGACCTCGCCACGGGGCACACTCGGATCGGCGCGACAGCCGTCGCGCGTGACGGCGATGGCGGGGCGTTGGACCAACTTGCCGACACGATGCGCAGCCGGTCGTTCCGCCCGGACTGGCGACTCAGGCACATCGTCATTCGGGTGTACATCGATGCGGGCATCGGCAGGCCCAGCCAGATCACGGCGAAGATCACTCCACCCGCAAGCGCGATCTTCGCCCGGCACCGGTTCGAAGAGCGCATCATGACCCTTCTGCAGCGAAACGGATTTCTCCATGAACGATACGCTGACAGCGCTGCTATTGCAGCTGAGTGAGGCCAGCGCCCGCCTGCTCTGGGGGCGCGTGGCGCGGCCGCATTTCGGGCCGGGGTTCGATCGGCTGCTGGCGGACGGCGTGCTCGTCGAACGTGCGCCGGCGGTGGAGTGGTCGACCTGTCCCGACTGCGACTGCGGCCATGACGCCCGGCCGATCCAGCGGATCGACGGCCGGATCCTCGCCGCATGCCCGTTCGACCCGGGCGCCGACACCGCGCTCGAGGAGGACGACCTTCGGGATTTCCGCATCGACCCGGACCGGTTGGTCGACCTCATTGCGAGGGCCAGCGGATTCTCCGAGTCACCCGAGCCGCTGGCGGAGGACCTTTGGCGTCTGGGTCGATTGCCCTCGGGGCGGTCCATCGTGATTGCCGTCAGCACCTGGACCCTCGACCATCCGGGGATCGTGCTGCTCCTGAAGGCGGCGGCCGCTGTTGGTCCGATCACTGTACTCGCGCCCGATCCCGGTCCGGCGACGCGGCATCGTTTTCTCGAGACGGGGATCGATCTCGTCGTGCTGCGCTCCGCTCTCATGCCGGTTGCGGTCGGAATCGACGGGCTCGATAGGGAAGCCCTCGAGCCGCGGACAGAGGGGCCGCGGCTCTCCATCCATCTCGAGGCTCAGGCTGTTCTCGTCGACGGCACGTCCCAGCGGGTGCCTTCGCAGCCGTTCGGTCTTCTCGCGATGCTGGCGCGCGCGGCGCGAGACGGGAAGGGCCCGGTCAGGAACCGCGCCATCGAGGACGCCACCGGTCGCGACCCTCGCGATCTCGTCCGGGAGCTGCGCGACGCCTTGTCGGCGGGTCGACCGAACGGCTCGGAATTGCGCGACTGGATCGAAGCGCGCCGGAGTCTCGGGGCCTTCGAGCTCGTGCTCTTGCCCGAGCAGATAGAGATTGTGTCCTGATCAGTGGGCTCTCCTGCCAGCCTCGCCTGAGGCGGGATCACTGGTTGTCAGCGGCTCCGAGTCTGAAGCAGTTAATTGACTCATCGCAAAAATTGTGCGATCATCTTTTCGATTTTGAAGATAATATTTCTCAATTGACTCACTTCACCACACTGTTCAGGTCCTGTTTTTGAACGGGCCATGATTTTGCATGGCCTTGCACAAGTAAAAGAGGGGAAGTCATCATGAGCAATTCAGACCCGTTCGAACTCGATCTGCGAGCCCTGTCTCGGGAAATGCGGTCCCTGGTCGACCAGGTAGGCAAGGACACGATTGCGGGCGACTACCACAACCCGTTCAAGGTGCGGGTGGATCCGCTGTTCGTCGTGCATGAAGCGGAGCTTGGCGAGGATGTGGCCGAAGCGCGCGTAAAGCGGACGCAACTCCCGCGCGACACATATTCCGTCAAGGACTTCGAGCGAGAGAAGCGGCGGCAGGAGCGCCAGCCACGTCCGCCTGGAAAAATCAGCCCCGGCCTGCGGGACCAGATGCAGCGTGCCGGTCGGCGTGCCGTCTTCGAAGTCATCGTCACCCTTGCCATCGATGACGGTGTGCGTGTTCCGCTGCTTCCGGACGTCGAGAAGCCGGAGGAGCGCGAGCGGCGGATCCCGGAGCTCGAGGAGATGATCTCAGGGTTCGAGAAACGGCGCGTGGAGGCGCAGCGCGCCTTTCTCGATCGCGTGGAGTTTCGGACCAGGCCGAAGGTGCTGGAGCATTTCTGGATCACCAACGCGGTGGCTCTCGAGCTGCCGAAGGGCGAGATCACCCGGCTGGCGCGCATGGAGGAGGTTGCGTATCTGCAGCCTGTCTTCGGCGGTGAGGCGCCCCCCCAGGACACGGAGCCGAACAACGACCCGATCGTTGCGCGCGGCCACATCCGCTCGGACCCCTACTTCAATCTGAACCTCACCAATCCGTGGATCGGTCTTCTCGACACCGGCGTGCGGCACACCCACACGATGTTCAATGACCCGGACAGGATCGCGTTCTGCAGGGACTGCGTGAACGGTGGCACGAATTGCAACCAGACCGGAAATGCAGGCTACGACTGCTCGGACATCTGGCCGCACGGCACGTCCAGCGCCGGCATCCTCTCGGGCAACGCCAACAGCGGAGATCGCTTCCGTGGCGCCTCCGCGATCCGGTTCGACAGCTGGCGCATCTACTCGGCCAGCGGGCTGAACACGACAGCGACGTTGCGGGGGATCCAGCGTGCCGTGGCTGTCTTCGACCGGGTGCTCGTCGGCGAGTTGCAGGCATCGGAGAGCGAGACCGGAGCGATCGCCACTGCCGCGGATGCTGCCTACGACGCGGGCGCGATCTTTGTCTCGGCGAACGGAAACTTCGGGCCGGATGCCGCGACGGTGCGCTCACCGGCGATCGCACACAAGGTGCTTGGGGTCGGCGGATTCATGACGGTAGACCAGAGCCAGTACACCGGGCAGGGACGCGGGCCTGCAACCGATGGTCGCTACAAGCCGGACATCCAGGCGCCGACCCGCAGCGAAACGGCTCACGGATCGAGCGACACTGCGCTTTCGGTCTTCGGCGGCACGAGTGGCGCAACGCCCTACGCCTCGGCGGCCGCGATGCTGGCGCGCAACTGGCTGCGGCAGTTCGGCAGCTACGACAATGGCCAGACCTACGCGATGATGATCCTCTGGGGTCAGAACCCCTGGCCCTACGACAACACGGTCGGGGCAGGTCCGCTGCGGATGGGTGTGGGCGGCCGGGCATGGTGGGGCAAGGTGGGCGTCGTGAACGGTGCCACGATCGACATCCCGATCTCGATCTCCTCGGGTCAGAGCAATCTCGACGGCGCGCTCTGGTGGCCCGAGTCGGCTTCCCAGCAGCACAATGTCATCGACCTCTTCCTGATCGATCCGGGCGGCACCGAACGGGCGCGCGGATACTCGTGGAGCGGGGTCTTCGAGCGCGCGCGAGCGGCTGGCGGCCTGCAGTCTGGCACCTGGCGGCTCCGGATCCAGGGCTACTCGGTCAACACGTCGTCCCAGGTTGTCTATTGGGCGGCGCGTGTCGGCAATTGACCCTGAACGAAGGGAGCGCGCCGATCCGTGCTGGACGGATCCGCCTACGGCGCGCCGCGCGGCAGGCAGTTTGCGCGGCGGCGCTGCTGCTGCCTGCCGCGCTGCTTTCCGAAGCGGGTATGGGTGCCGAGGCCCGCAGTGAAGGAAGCGGCATGACCGAGGCCATCCGGCTGCACAAGGGAAAGCCATTCTACGAGGAGCGACCGGAGGTCGAGCGGTCCTTCGAGGGATGGTTGCGCAACGCGCCGGTTGTGACGGGCCCGGATACGCGCGATCTGCCAATTCATCTCGAACTCGAGGGTGGGAGTCTGGCGATCTATGCGCTCGGCGAATCCGCCGAGCGTCTGGGTCCGCTCATGGACCGCCGCGTCCGCATTGTCGGCAAACAGGTCGACCTTCGCAACGAGGGTGGAGGGGTCGAGCTCTGGCCTGCGAGCGTCGCGGACATCGGATCCTGAGCGGCCCGCAGTATGCGCCGATGAAATCGGCCATCCTCGCTGATCGCAACGACCACCGTACGTGACGTCTTCGTGCCAGTTCCCGCCGAGTGGCCGCAGCAGGAGCGCGCCGCAATGACCTGCTGTTGCCGGATCCTTCCGGGTCGCCGGCATGCGCGTTTCCCGACACCAGAGGCACGGCCTTGCAGAGGGGGAGCGTTCGGATGGCTGAAGTCATCCCGATCCTGCTCCACCATCGTTCCTGCAGCGCGCCAGAGGCCCGCCTTCCCACGGAACTCCCACGCAAGTCCCACGCAGGTCCCACCGAAAGCGCGATGATCTTCGGCAGTCTCGGTTCATCGACAATGATGACCGAGGCCCTTAGCGATGCATCCCCCGATTTCCGAACCCGACCTTGTCACGCTGCTGGACGAGGCCGACGCTGCGGGCGCGCGTCTGCGACGCCGCCTGCGCCTGCCGCGCGCCGATCTCGATGACCTGCGGCAGGATCTTCTCCTGGACCTGATCCGGCGGCTGCCGGCCTTCGACGCACGCCGCGGCAGCATCGGCGCCTTCGCGGGCATCATCCTGCGCAACCACGCCTCCCGTATCGCCACGCAGGTCGCCCGCGAGCGCCGGGCCACAAGCGGCGGGCTGCTCTCGCTCGACGCGGTGGGCAGCGACGGGCAACCCCTTGCCGATCGGCTTGGCGAGGCCGACAGCCTCGCTGCCTGGCACGGCCAGTGCATCGCGCTGGAGACGGCGATCGCCGCGAACATCGATCTCTCCCGCGCCCTCGGAGCCCTTCACCCACGCGACCGCTCGCTCTGCGCCGCCATGGCGCGGTGCCCGGTCCGCGGCCTCGTCGGCCGGGGCCTCGGCTCCCGCGCGACGCTCTACCGCCGGCTCCGCGAGCTGCGCTGCGTGCTCGCCGCTCATGGCGCGCGGGCGGCGTGAGACGGTTCGCGAGGACCGTGAGTAGGAGCAATTCAAGGAGGCAAACATCGATGAAGCACACCACGTTCACCACCACGCGCTCGGCCCGGCGGCTGACCGAGATGGAGTTCGCCGGCTGGGTCGGCGCGGCCGCGCCCGGGGACCGGCTGGAGTATCACCGCGGCTTTCTTGCCGTCGATCTCATCCTGCCGTTCTCGGGGCAGTCCGACCCCGAGCGCGTGGAGCTTCGGAGGCTCGCCCTTCGTGCCTGGTGGGCGGCCGAACAGCGTCTCGTGCACCTCGTCCAAGAGCGGCTCGGCCCTGGCCACTTCGCCTATATCGCCATCGCCCGGCCGAGGCCGAAGCGCACCGAGGTGACGCTCGCGGCGCTGCTCGTCGATCCCGACGCCGCCTGATCCCCTCGATCCACCATTCCGACAAGGAGCCCCGAATGCCGTTTCCACAGAACATCCCCCAGCTGCAGGACCTGCCTGACCTGCCACCGCAGGAGATCGCGGTGCTGCCCGCCGAAGTGCTCGCCGGGCTGCAGCACGAGAGCGATGCCGCGCTGATGCAGGCGAAGGCCGCCAAGGCCCGGCTCGATGGCGGTCTGGTGCTGAAGTACGGCGAGGACGCTGCCGAGGCCCGCCGCGAGGCCGGCAAGGACACCGGCACTGTCAGGCTCATCGATGGCGACGTCACCGTGGTCGCCGACATGCCGAAGCGGGTGGAGTGGGACCAGGCGCGGCTCGCCACGATGGTCGAGCGCATCCGCGCCGCCGGCGACGATCCGTCCGAGTACGTCGAGATCAGCTTCAGGATCGCCGAGCACAACTACGCCGCCTGGCCGACGGCGATCCGGGAGGGGTTCGCGCCCGCCCGCACCGTGAAGACCGGCACGCTGAAGGTGACCATCGCGCCGAACGAGGCCGCGCAATGACAGCGCTCGCCTCGATCTCGCCCGAGGCGCGGGATCTGCCCAGCCTGATCGACCGCGCGGCGAAAATGCTGGCCGGGGCGAAGACCGCCGCCGAGGTTCTGGAGGCCCGCGAGGCCGCCGGTCTCGCCTACGATGTCGCCAGGCGGGCCGCTCGTCTGAGCCGTGCCAAGGCCGCCCACGACGATCTGGTCGCCGCCGCGCATCGGGCGCAGGCCGATGCGCTGGAGATCGAAGCCGCGGCCAAGCGGCGCCTCGCCGACGAATACGACGCCGCGCAGGCGCGAGGCGAGGTGCAACGGCACGGTGGGCAGATGCCGCGGGATGTTGCAGACCCCAACATCCCTTCGATGGCCGACCTCGGCCTGCGCCGCGACCAGATCCACGATGCCCGCCTGATCCGCGACGCGGAAGCCGCCGATCCCGGCCTTGTGCGGCGGACGCTGGATGAGCGGCTGGCCTGCGGCGAGGAACCCACGCGATCGGCGGTCCGCCGCGCCGCGGAAGCGCGGCTGGAACGCTCCCTCGATCGGCTGCAGCGCGTGCAGGAGAGCGTCCGCAGGCTCGAGGAGACCCAGGCTCCGCCGCTGACGGCCGAGCAGCGGGCCCATCAGGTCGCGGTGTTCGGCACGCCCGAGGATCGCGCCATCCATGAGCGCCTCGTGGAAATCGTCGAACGCATCGACGAGCAGCCCACCCCGGCGGAGGCGGTCCGCCGCATCCCACCGGCCGCGCGCCACGCCGTCGAGACAGCGCCGATCCGGCGCGCGGCGGCCTGGCTCACCAACTTCATCACCCTTTTCGAACAGGAGACCCGCAATGGGACAGATGCGTCTGAATGACGTCGTCGCCGAGATCGTCGGCGCGGTGATCGCCGGCCGCGCGATCAACAAGCGACAGGCGGCTGTCGATCGTTGGGACGACATCGATGCCGACGGCCAGTATCTCGCCGGCATCGATGGGGTCGTCACCCGGATCGATCATCGCGCACGCGCCCTGAAGCTCAAGGCCGAGAAATCGCCCGCGCCCGAGCAGGCGCCCTTGCCGTTCCAGCTGCCCGCCGCGGTGGCCATGGATCTCGAGGGGGCAACGCTCGTCGCCACGCGCAATCTCACGCGCGCAGAGTTCGAACGCGCCATCGAGATCCGCCGCCGCCAGATCGCCCATGACAGCGCCGCCCTGCGCGAGTGGCGCAACGCGCTGCGCCAGGCCGACCGGTTCTGGGCCGCAAACCCGGACTGGAGCTTCGGCGCCTGCCTCGACGCCATCCTGGCGGCGGGCGCGCGGACCGCGGCCTGAGCATCCCTCCGAACTCGAAAGGACGAACCATGACGATCGACGCAACCATCCGAGCCCTGCCTTTCCCGGGTGCGCCCAGGCGCGGCAGCCCGACCGTGAGCCCATTGCCAGCCAACATCGAGGAGGCGCGCTGATGGCGATCTCCCTCGCATCGCTCCGCCAGACCACCACGCTCACCCCGCCGCGCATCCTGATCCACGGCGTCGCCGGCGTCGGCAAGACCACCTTCGCCGCCAGTGCCGACCGGCCGGTGATCATCGCCACCGAGGAAGGGCTCGGCACGCTCGACGTGCCGCACTTCCCGCTCGCGCGCAGCCTCACCGAGGTCATGGAGCCGCTCTACGCGCTCTACAACGAGCCGCACGAATTCCGCACGGTGGTGATCGACAGCGTCGACTGGCTCGAGCCGCTGATCTGGAAGCGCGTCTGCGACGACAACAAGTGGGCCTCGATCGAGGAGCCGGGCTACGGCAAGGGCTATGTCGCGGCGCTCGAGCTCTGGCGGGAGTACCTCGACGGCCTGAACGCGCTCCGCAATGAGCGCGGCATGACCGTGATCCAGATCGCGCACACCGACATCAAGCGCTTCGACAGCCCGGTGCACGAACCCTACGACCGCTACGTCATCAAGCTGCACGCCCGCGCCGCGGCGCTGCTGCAGGAGCACTCGGACATCGTGCTCTTCGCCAACTACCGGGTCAGCACGGTGAAGGCGGATGTCGGCTTCAACAAGAAGGTGACCCGGGCGCTCGGGAGCGGCGAGCGCGTGCTCTACACTGAGGAGCGCCCGGCCTTTCTCGCCAAGAACCGCTACGGCCTGCCCGACGTGCTGCCGCTCGACTGGCCGGCCTTCGCGGCCGCCATGCCGCAGCGCTGATCCCGATCCCCACAGCCTCAACTCAGGAGACCTCCCATGGCCCATCTCGGCGCCACCTTCGATGCCACCACCGTCGATCCCGCGGCAGGGTTCGAGCTCTTTCCCGTCGGCAAGTACGTCGTCCAGATCGTCGCAAGCGAGATGCGTCCGACGAAGGACGGCGGCGGCCAGTACCTCTGGCTCGAGCTCGACGTTCTCGAAGGCCCGCTCATGGGGCGCAAGCTCTTCGACCGGCTGAACCTCGTCAATGCCAGTGCCCAGACGGTGGAGATCGCCCAGCGCACGCTCTCGGCGATCTGCCACGCCACGGGACGGCTGCAGGTCCAGGACAGCGCCGATCTGCACCTCATCCCGATGATTGCCGACGTTACCGTCAAGCCGCCGAAGAACGGCTACGGCGAGCGCAACCAGATCCGCTACCTGCCGCTTGAGCGCGGCGTCGATGCGGCGCAGCCGCGGGCCACGGCCCCCGCCGCCGCGACCACACCGACCCAGCCGCCCGTGCGTCCCGCCGCTCCGTCAACACCGGCGGCCGGCTTCGCCTCCGCGCCCTGGAAGCGATCGGCCTGATCCCAGGGCCCCGCACGACCGCCCGGGCGTCCGCGCCCGGGCCAACCCGATCCCGACAGGAAACCGACCCGAGGCCACCCATGATCGACCTGAACGACGTTGACCCAACGCTTGCATGTGCGCAGTCCGAGCGGCTGCCCGCCACCCGCACGGAGGCCCGCGCCCGGCTGATCGCGATCGACGACGCCATCACTGCGATCCGCACCCAGATCGCCGCCGCGGACCTCAAGCGCCAGGCCATCCGCACGCCGATCGACCCCGACTGGTTCCACCGCGCGAAGACCGCCCTGCGGCACCTCGAGCGCGAGCGCGCCGAACTCCGCGCCGCCATGTCGATGCTGCCGAGCGACCGCGACCGGCTCAAGGAGCGCATCATTGCGGTCGTTCGTGAGGACTACGACGAGACCGGCTGGGCAATGGTCCTCGAGGCGGCGCACCGGGCTCAGGACGCCGAGGTCCGGCGATGACCGCGCTGCCCGACGCTCCGTCGCCGACACGCGACGCAATCTTCGCCAGCTACGAGGCCGACGCCGATCAGGGCTTCCGCCCGCACCTCGGCGCATCGCAGATCGGCAAGTCCTGCGAGCGCGCGCTCTGGTACGACTTCCGCTGGGTGACGCCGTCGCGTTTCCCGGGCCGCATCCTGCGGCTCTTCGAGACCGGTCAGCTCGAGGAGGCCCGGCTCGTGCGCAACCTGCGCCGCACCGGGGCGACCGTGCTCGAGGTCGATCCCGAGAGCGGCCGCCAATGGCGCGTCGAGGCGCATGGCGGGCAATTCGGCGGCTCGCTCGATGCCGTCGCGCTCGGGCTCCTGGAGGCCCCGAAGACCTGGCACGTCGTCGAGTTCAAGACGCATGGGCTGAAGAGCTTCCGCGAGCTGGTCGCCAGGGGCGTCACTGATGCCAAGCCGCAGCACTGGGCGCAGATGCAGATCTACATGCACCTGACCGGGCTCAAGCGCGCCCTGTACGTCGCCGTCTGCAAGGACACCGACGACCTGCACATTGAGCGGGTGCGCGCCGATGGCGACGCTGCGGAGCTGCTGCTGGCGAAAGCCGGGCGCGTGATCCACGCCCCCAGGCCGCCGGCGCGCGTCTCCGAGGATCCCACCTGGTTCGAGTGCCGGTTCTGCGACCACCACGACCTCTGCCATGGCGAGACCGCCGCCGCGGTGACCTGCCGGTCGTGTCTGCATGCGACGCCGGTCGACGGAGGCTGGCACTGCGCCCGCTGGGACACCGCGAT